TAAAGAAAGGGTAATAGAAAATGTAGAACAATTAATAAGGGTATTGCAGACACATGGTATTATCCATGATGACACCCCTCTTAGAGAACTTGTAAAGGGATTAAAGAAAACAAGATCTGATAAAGGATTAAATTATGAGCTCATTGATTTGAAATTTCATAATTTATCTGAAAAGCAATTTATCAATCACAAAAAATGGGATGCTAAAAGTTTTGAAGTGAAGCTACACCTCAATATTACATTACTACCTGAACATGAATTCCGATTTGGCTCAGTCAGGAGCTCTGTAGTAGAAATTACATACGAAGCATATTCTGAGGTTACTTGTACCTTAGCGAGAGGTGCATGGCATTTAGATTTTCATGATGATAGCTCACCAGAGTTTATACATCCTAATTACCATTTTCATCATGGTGGAAGAAGGATCAAGGAAGTTACCGAGGATTATGGTGAATTAGTACTACTAGATGCTCCACGCCTTATGCATCCACCATTAGATCTTTTCTTAGCGGTTGATATGCTGGCGTCTAACTTTTTAAAAGAACGCTTATGGCGCAATTTGAGAGCAGATACTACGTATCAAGAGCTAATTAAAGAATCTCAAAATAATTGGTGGATGGATTATTATCAACTGATCTCAGATTATTGGAAGCACCAAACTAGCGGTATAGCTGATGTCCAAAAACGAAAAACAGCACAATTGGCTATCCCTTATTTGTATGTTTAATTTACTGAGGGAGATTAGTTGTCCCAAATCTCCCAAATCCCTGTAGGTGATTCATCGACAGGTCTCAGTACCCTATCTTTTCTTAATTGTGTAGCAGCCCATCTCATGTAATATTGCCATGTGTAGAAAAGGTCACCAGACATTCTAAGCTCAGCTTCGTGAGTGTTCCAAATGAACTTTGCAACCTGAATTAGTCTTGCGCTGCCACCATGGTATCGAATTGCATCACATACCCAATCTTTCAGATCGTTTTTACACGCCATATCAGATTCTCTCCAACGTCACCGCCACACGGCCAATCACTTTGATATCTTCCTCTGATACTTCAACTGTCGAGTTACCGAATACTACTGCTAATTTGTTTGGTAGTCGTTGAATGTGGTTTAAAGATAACCGACCATTGATATCAATAAGGTATTCACCACTAACTGCATCGTTAAGCTTTTTATCTACTAGAAAACGACCTTCATTTGTTTCGATTTCAATCGTGTTACTTGCTTCTAAATCCCATGAGTTAAAAATGCGTTGTGCATAGGGGATTTCTCCAGTTGCAACGAGCTGTCCGTTCGTGAGGCAGAAAGATTTAAGGATGACAATTTGATGCTGGGGATTTATCTGTTCTTTCTGATGATGGTTGCGATCCAGACTTGTCTCAGAAGTCAGCAGCTTTTCCGATTCATCAATGCCTAGAGCAAGCTTTTTAACTGGGATGCCCTTTGCCAAATATAAGCGAACAATCAATTCATGAGATGTACGATCGTGTGTATTCCATGCGCTAAATGTCGCTTTGGGTACGTCGAATAGCTCCGACATCTCTAAAAGTGTTTTGCACCCAGTTACTTCCTTCAAAGCATCTGTAAATGCTTCACCCTTCAAGTAATCAAATGGTGGAATTTTTTCCATTTTCATAGTTCGCAATTACTTTTGTGTATTTGATCTACTTTTGTGTATTGACGAAACTCAAAAGTGGATCAAAAATGTATTTGTGTTTCGGATGTCACGCCGACCAAAGCAAGCGACAACCGATAAAGATAGATATAAATGCAAGGATATCACCATGTTGACCTATTCGGTACCACCCCGTAGCCCTTATGTGACGATGGAAGAGTATTCAAGACTCTCCGGTTTAGCGATCGGCACAATCAAGCAGTACATCAATGAAGGCCGCATCATCATCAAACCTAAAGACAAGCGCCGTGATAAGCCGCTAGTAAACATGGTTGCGATGCACGAAATCGCAGCGCGTGAAGCTATGCAGGTGCTGGGGTAATCATGCGTTTCTCCTCCCTGATTCCAACTAAAAACTATTGCCCGTTGTGGCTACATCTGTTTGCAGCGTCAGTCATTTGCATACCGCCTTTTATATAAGGATTGTTAATTATGGTTTCTGACATCGCCATGTATGAATTACGTGAACGCAAACAGCAAGCATACAACGCCGTTTGCAGTGATTTCGTTGTCAATCACAACATTGAACAGCTCGCCAAACGCATTTCGTTAGACGGGCAATCGCTGCGCAACATGCTCAACCCTGCACAGCCGCACAAACTGAGCCCAGTTGATTTAGTGCTGCTGTGCAAGGCATCAGGGGATTACACCATCATCAATACCTTGTTCAGTGATTGCGGAGTAGTTGCCGTGGCGCTGCCAGAACAAGGGGAAGAAAAGAACATCATTGAGCGCGTACTGCTCAACACCTCGCTTTGTGGGGAACTCTCTAGTGATGCAATGCAAATGTGCACCGCAGAGCGTTTACCGCGCAGCCGTAAGCGCAAAACCCTCGCGAAGTGCCAAGCCGCATTGGGCAACTTGGCATTACTGATCGCCGATTTAGAAAAACGCACAACAGGCCTGCAACCCTTGATTCAAATGGGTTCGGATTTCATGGCTCAAGGTGCGCCAATCCCCGGATTCGCATAAGGAGAAAACACCATGTCAGCCATCGCAGAAACGCGCCAGCAAGTGCAGCGCAATAAACAGCAAATGCAAGCGGCAGAACACAGTGAAGCCGTGAACCTGCCGCAGTACCACGCACCACGCAGCCGCGCAGAGGTAGACGCCTACCTCGCCACACTGCCGCATGTGCCAGCCGCGCACAGTATTGCGATGGCGCACGCCCTGTTTGAAAGCAGCTACAAGCGCAACAAAGTGCGCAAAGCCTATAACGCGCTAACCCTCAAACAACGCGCCATGTGCTGCATTGCGGGTGATCTTGACCCGAAAATCGCAAACGTCACCTTTGACCAACTCAACGACATCGAGCGCCAAAAGGTGCGCCGTGGGCTGGAAGAGATGAACAAAGTGACCAAACGCTTTGAGTGTGAAGTAGGCAACGTGAGCCAACTGAAAGCGCCCGATTTCCTTTAAACCTAGCCAACCCCGTTGCCCCCGCAGTGTTCCACAAGGAAAGGGGGGCTTTTTTTTCGTCTTAGCGTAGGAGCAATGAAGATGAATAAAGAACTGGAACAAGCCATGGCACTTCGTGAAGAAGCGCGAGAAATGCTGGCTCAATCTCGTGTTATGCACGAAGTCACACTCAGTAACCAACGCCAAGTGACATTGGCCGTAAGCACGCTTTTACCACGCCCGATGATTGTGGAAATGAAGGTAGACCAACAAGACGGTGAAGCCGAAAAGGTCGCAAACTTCGCGGAAGATATGGCGGCAAGCATGAGAATTCGCGATGTTTACGACATCGTTCACGCCATCAACGTACTGGCTATGGCGAATACGGATGTGTTGCACATCTTTACCCGTTTCGCTGGTCACGTTAACAGCGTTGAAGTTTATGCCCTGAGTGCTGAAACGATTTACTCAGATGGTCATCCTCAAGAGAGACTGCTTAGTGAGCGGGTTCGTCTTGATGAGGATAACGCACTCGAAAGCCTTCTCGCCATTGAAAGCCAACTCACAGAGCTGATCATCGAAGCCCGTGAAGCAGAAGAGATTGTAGAGGAGGGCATCTAATGCAGTACGCCGCAATCTTACTTTGTCCTGATGGCGGAATCATTCGCAACAAGGAAACCCAAGAAGTCGCTAATGTTTTGATTGGCGACTTTGAAACCGAAGAGCAAGCCGTAAAGCAAGCGTGTTTAGACCTGAGCTGTAAGCACCTAAAAAATGGGGTGATTAGCAAGGGTTATGGCAAGGGCGGTTATCTAATCATTAGCACTCAGGAAATGGAGGCTGTATGACAATCACCCTTTGCCCTTACTGCCCAAACCAAGTGAAAGAGAGTGACACCACTTGCCCGCATTGCGGAATGCCTATTGTAAATCAGGAATGTGAAGAGAAGGCATAAACTCAATGCAAACCCTTTCCCAACCTGCAGAAATCGAGCTGTTCGACTTCCCTTGGCAAGTGCCGCTGTCACCGATTAACTATGAAGTGACAGCGATTGCCACTGGCCATAAAGTCGCGAACGTTGAGCCCGACGACATGAGCGTGATCGAGCGCCGACTTTACGAAGTCGATGCGCTTTCTCACGAGTGGCGAAAAGCCTTTTTTCAAGACGTGCCGCCATACCTCGCGAAATACTTTGCTGAACGCTACATACGCACTTATGAGAAGAAGGGCTCGCGAGCGGCGAATACCTTCCTGCGTGAAAAAATGCGCCCAGCCAAAGAGCGTGTGCTCAAAGTGCTGCAACAATACAAACAACTACCTAACACACAAAAGGTGGCTTTGCTCAGTGAAGAATATGAAGACACTGATCAAAGCGACTTTTCACCACTGCCTGAAACCAAACCACAAATGAAGTTTGATTTCGAAGCCGCAGAGAAAAACCGCAAACCAGTCAAACAGCGCCTGCTTGCTGAATTAGAGCAAGACGAACTGCGCGACATGGCATTCCGCATTGCCAAAATCATGGAAGCCTATTTGCAGCTCACTGCTAGCCGCAAACACGCCGACAGCGAAGAAGATGTAGACCAAGCGGTTGTTGATGCTTACGAAGCGCTTGCCCACTTCTGCACCAAAACTTTTGGCATTAAAGCGCCGCGCAAATACAAAGCGCAAAACCACCTTTCAGCGTCCAGCGACATCATGCGCATGATCAGTGATTCGTGGTGGCTTGGCCGCTTAGTCAAGGTGCGCAAAATCATGCGTGAACACCTCGCCATCGCCATGGGGCAGGTATCCAACAACGCGTCACCTTATGCGAGTTGGGATTGTGTGCGCGAGCACCAAGAGCAGCAACAACGCAACTATGAAGCCATCAAAAACATGGTGCTGTTCGATGAAGAAACCGAAGAAGAGCACGACCTGTGGGACATGGTCAAAAAGAGCGTTTCTAACCCTGCGATTCGCCGCCATGAACTGATGGTGCGCTGCCGTGGCTGTGAAGACATCGGCAACGAGCTGGGTTTGCAAGGCTTGTTCCTCACTCTCACCACGCCGTCGAAGTACCACAACAGCTACAAAAAAGGCGGCTTTATCGACCACTGGAACGGAGCCAGCCCGCGCGATGCTCAAGCCTACTTAAACAAAAAGTGGCAGCTGATCCGCGCCAAACTGAACCGTGACGAAATCCGTTGGTTTGGTGTGCGAGTTGCCGAGCCGCATCACGATGGCACGCCACACTGGCATTTGCTGATTTGGGTAAGAAAGGAAGACATTTCCGCCGTGCGTGACACCTTCATCACCTACGCGACAGAAGAAGACCGGGGCGAACTGCACCCAGAATTCGAAAAAGAGAAACAAAAGCCGTTTCGCAAAGTCGTGTATGTGGGGCCGCTTGATTACCGCCCACGCTGTGATTTTGGCTACATCGACCCAACCAAAGGCACGGCCACTGGTTACATCGCCAAATACATTTCAAAGAACATCGACGGCTACGCGATGGATGGCGACACATCAGACGAAACCGGAAAGCCAGTCAAAGACATGGCACGCAACGTCAGCGCATGGAAAAGCCGCTGGAGTATTCGCCAGTTTCAATTCTTCGGTGGTGCGCCTGTGACCACATACCGCGAACTGCGCCGCCTCGCGAACCAGAATAAAAAAGCCTTCATGGAGTACATCTTCATGCAGGAAAGAGCCGATCTCATCAGCATGTATGAGCTGCTGCACTATCAACTCGTTGGCGCATTCAAGCCAGCGCGAGTGATGACTAATCAAGAACTGGTTGAAGTGATCTCCCAAAGCTACGAAGCCCGCGCCAAAACCGAGATTCCCCATGTAGCCGCTGTGCTGCGCTCTGCCGATGAAGGGCGTTGGCATGGTTACATCATGAATCAAGGTGGCCCCTTCGTGAAACGCAAAGAGCTATTAGTCACCAACGTGTATCAAGAGCTGCCGTTTGCCTCTCCTTACGCCGAAGCCATCCGCAAGCTGGAAGGCATCGCCACACCCGAGCAAGTCATTAAAACCCGTGAAAAGGTTTGGACAATCAAACGCAAGGGCAAGGAAACCACAGAAGGTGAAGAGGTGGGTTTTGGGAGCGAAGCGACTGCCTTTGGCGGCTCTGCCGCCTCTCGGAGTTCTGTCAATAACTGTACGGAGCCCTTTACCGGACAGGTCAGCACTCAGCTAACCCGTTTGTTGCAGCCGGACAGGTTAAAAGGATCACAAAACGATCAGATTGTTGATGAAGTCGCCATCAGCGCCCTGTTTAAAGGCAGCACATTGCGACTCGATGACGAAACAGAACTGAAAATCCGCCCTGCGGAGGTAGATGAACACGGAAAAATCAGGCCAGCGCGTTTGGTTGAAGTAAAACGTGAGGTCGATAGCGACATTTGGTGCCGCTTCCAAGGCTGGGAGAAGTTCGAACAGCAAATGGAGAAGCTAAACCAGAAACCACAAGAACATTCACAACCAGACCTATCGTTCTTCCAAGAGTTGGAAGGCGACTGGCCATTAGCGTGAAAAACACACCCAAGGGGGTGTTCCATAATTTAAGAAGCTTTTGTTTGAAATGCTAACTTATCTACTTTTCCAAACAGGAATATCGCTGAATCTTTAGTGGTATTGGCATCCACTTTAGTGATTGTTTTGTTTAGTTCATAGTCCGCCGAATTGCGCCTAGCTCTCTCTACTCGCAGCGAATCGGCAAGTAAAACAAGTTCGCGGAAGTCATGATCTTCGTCGTTTCGAGCATCGTTCTGTAGGTACCTAATCAAATTTTCGTGATCACTTTTAGTATACTGGCGAGGCTCTTCTTTCAGAATCGACTTCGTTTTATGGTACATAGCATAGTAATAGCGACTAATCGCAGAACGTCTGTGTACTTCGCAGTCTTCATTTTTATAGTGAATCTGTTCTGCGAAATTCAATAATTCTTCGGGGCTAATCGGCATATCTTAACCTCGCGATGCGATATTCTGGCTCAACCATCTCAAAACGAGTAACAATAGATGGCGAGCGAAGATCTGCATCAAATAGCTCACCCATAAGTTTCCAATTTAGCTCAGCGAGTTGTCTTGTGCTTTCGGCCTCTACATACATGACAATATTTAACCAATTTGACTCTGGTTGACGAACAAATTGGGTTTCGTTGAGAACAACTCCTACTTCTTCTAAGACAGCGGCACCTTGTTCAATGATGCGGGAGCACATAGATTTTTCTATATCAAGCTCTTTAGCTGCACTTTCGACACTTGCAGACACTTTGTTGAAATAGTTGTATAAGCGACCTAAATCACCAGTGGTATGTAAATCCATATTTTTTAGTCTTGCCATAGCTCGCTCCATTTGTATTACATCTGGATAAGAAGCAAAAAATGCTGAAAAACCAGTCAGATAATTTGGGTCGTCCAAATAGTTTTGGAGTTGCTTAACTTGCTCAATAGCTGTACTAGAACAAGCATTGAGCTGAAGTACCGACAAACAACTACTTATAGTTGCAGGGTCTTCGACACACTCTAATCCACATAAAGCAAACTTTTTCGCGAGCTCTCTGTTATTGTCAATTGTATGAATATAGGCTGACAAGGTGTGAACTCTATCCATAGTAGTCTGATTTTCTGCCATTTTTAGCAGTCGGGCTTTTGTAAAAGGATCTAGCGCTTTTCCCGTACCTAGATAATGGAACAGTTCTTTTAACAACTCGTTCGTATTTGTAAGTGCTATTGGTGAGCTCAAAATACAATGCCTTTGTATGGTTTATGCTAATAGCTAGAGAAGTATATACACTCTCTTGGGCCGCGAACTATACCCCAGTAGTAAATTTCAAACAATCTTCACATTGTCAAATCTTAACCAATATCTACCCACATAAATCAATATACGCCACTATCAGAATTATTGCTCACTCGCTATTAGCATAGCCTATCAGGGTGCTTCGAAGGTAGAAACTAGCATTTTTATGTATGGTTTGACTTATCCAAGCCTAGTCGTTTTCTGTAGAAACTTACTATCGACAATAAAAATTATTAGCTGTGAGTTTTGAGTAAAGCACATACCTCGGTGTACCAGGCAACGTTATGCTTTGCCGATCAATGTAATAGCCGTTCTGTTTTGCTGTGAACAGTGTCTCGATTATCAATATCCACAAAAACCACTATAGAAATATGTATGTATATACAGTATATTTGCGATGTGTTCGTAAGGATATTGATATGTCAGACAAAAAAGAACGATTCCAGCAAGCTCTGGAGCTGATTATCGATGGAGTGTCACTGAGTGAGGCTGGAGTAGGGCGCTTAGAAGCTGGGCGATATATTCTGACGTTATTGGTGGCAGACAACCCAGACCTACTTGATACAGAAAAGGTTAAGGCAATCCAGTCTATCATTGCTATGGCAGATGAACTCGAAAGCCCCGCATTTCGTTTATAGCATGTTTAACTGATGCTTAAGCTGTTGCCGCGCTTCGGGCGTTAATGCTTTACACAAATCAAAAGCCAGTTGGCTGGTTGTTTTGGCTGATGGGCTCAACGTATGACTGTAAGAAAGGTTCATCACAAACGTGTGGCCGCATTCGGGGTCACAGCACGCACAATACAAATCCGCAACACCAACTGTAAAGCGGTTCGTCTTCTGAATTCGGGCTTTACCTTCGCACTCAGGGCAGAACACTCTCATAATAACACCTAGCTTTTTTTGACTGACGCGATAATCATACGTCAATAAGCTGTGTTTTTGTACAGTTCATCAATATGAAAACTGTTGGTAATCCCACTCAGAGAGCTGATCGCTAGTGCGAGCAACCAAAGGAAACACCTGAAAAGCATCACCATGCTGAAACAGGTGATCCGTAATCACCGCAAACCCGCCACCACACAGCGGCCACCATGCTCAGTAATGACGCCGCCAATTTGCCGCGCCGCTTCATCACTGTAGGATTCAGTCTTATACAGCGCTGCCATTGGCCGACTCCACACCCGGATTCAAATTAAACTTAAGCTTCAAATTATCCGGTATTTCTGGGTCATTGTTCACAGCATCCATAAAACGCTTGCACACCGGAATCACTTCGTAAAAGTCATACACTTGGCTGACTTTAAGCGGGTCAGGCACATTCGCACCTTGCTGCGGTAACATGCCGCCCATGCCCGCTGGGAAGCGATGCCCAACGAAAATATCTTGCGCTGTGATGTTCTTGATCCGCTCAAACTCATCTTTCGTGGCAATATCGCCCACCGGAATCAGTTGAATGCCTTTCTCTTTCCCGTTCGGGATGTTCACAAACATACTGCGGAAATTACCGATCCCTTTAGAACTGGCAATCTTCTCTTTCAGTGCCTTTTCATCGGCTTCACTCAAGTTCGGGTCGGTTGCATAGAAAATAAAGCCCATGTGCGCACCGTTCAGGTAATAGCGGCGGCGGAACAAAGTCGCGTCACGGTTCAATAAACTGCTTTGAATGCTGCCCAAGTAATCAGGCAAGCCATAAATTTGCTGCTGCGGGTCATACTGGGGAATAAAAATCACATCCTTCGCTTTAAATACCTTTTGCTCGTTGTTACGCAGCAACTGAACAAAGTCCCCGTTCTTACGCTTACGCATGTGAACCATAGGCAACGGCTCAAGGGCGATCACATTCTTCATGTAGCTGCGAATCTTCACAAATGCCGACATGCCAAGGCCGAAATAGTCCCAGCACGCAGAATTCATCTTGTACATCTTCAACCCACCGCCATTCATAAAACGCCCCGCAACATAGTTGGCCCGCGCTTTCAGCAGTGAACCGTGATACCCGTTCGCGTTGGCAATTTCGGCTAACCCTTTTAACGAAATTGGCGGCTCCCAGTAATCATCAAAATCGTTGTAAAACAGCTCACAATAACGAGTCATCCAACTGTTTGTATCAACGGGCTCCGGGTTCGGGTCAAAGCTGTACACAGATTTTGTCTCTGTGCCATCGGTAGTGTGTGAGTGAATAAGTTGCTCTGTCATGCTGCCATCTGCCATGTTGATTTGCGTTGAGTGGAGTGATCGAGGGGTTCATTAATCAGCGCGTGAGAAAGCGCCCAAAAGTCGTCAGCGTGGCCAGCTTGCTCGCTACGTTCGGCCTTAAAGGTCATCATGTTGCCGCTGTTCGTGGCGACACGCTTAATCGCCATAAACGCCATTGCCGTTTCTTTCATGCCCGCATCAAACTGCAGGCGGTTGCCGTCAATGATGTCGATCATCTTCATCACCAAGCGGTTTTTATTTTCATTGGAATAGTGAATCGCCACCGTTTCACGAGGGTGCTTATTAACCAGCAAGTCATGAACACCCGCACCAATACCGGTGATATCAATGCCAAGGTAAGTCACATTGAAGCGCTCAAACACTTTGCTGATCTCAGAAGCCTGATGTTGGAAAGAAAGCCCGCGCCAAGTGTGTTTCTCAAGCACACGGAATTTCTCAACCGCCACAATCGGTGGCGCGACCACCATCAGCACCGCATTATCACGGGTTCGTGATGGGTCATAGCCTAACCACACCTCACGGCTACCAAATGGGCGGGCAGCGTTTGGCTTGTAGTCCTGCCAAATCTCGCTATCCACCATGCAGCGTTCAATCTTATTAAATTCAAATATCGAGCTGGCACCATCAACAAACACGCACATAAACAAGTTGTTGAAGTCAGTCTCACTGTACTCTTCGCGCAGTTCCTCAATATCAAAGAGGTCACAGCCACCCTTAGCGGCATCCTCAATCGTAACCACATAACGCCACTGCTTGTCTGGACACAAGCGACCGCCATCGCGCAGTTCATCAAAGGTCGGGAACTCAATATTTTTCCGAGTGGTTTTATCGCCGCGCCATTTTTCACCCGTCCAGAACGAGTAAGCAGGGTGCATCTTAGAAGAAGGGGTAGAGAAGTAAGTCTTACGCCACTTTTTATGCGTAGCCATCGCCGAGGCGACTTTGTTCAGCTCGTCAAACTTGCCGATCCAGAAATACTCATCAATATAAACGTGGCCGTGGTAACTCTGTGCCGTTTTGCCGTTGGTAGAGAGATAGTGCAATTCTGCACCATTCGACAAAGTAGAAGGGTTACCCGTGATCTCAATGCCTAAAAACTCTTTTGCAATCGCCACAATATAGCGACGGAAAACATCAGCTTGAGCGCGAGAGGCTGAGAGAAATATCTGGTTATCGCCCGTGAGAATCGCCTGTTCTAACGCTTCACCTGCAAAGTAATAGGTTGCGCCAATCTGGCGAGACTTGAGAATATTACGAGTCCGCTGGTGCAGGTTGTTACGCATCGTGTGCTGATAGGCAAACAGCGAGTCATGCCACAGCTTAAAATCGGCCTCGGTGATCTCACTAACATCATTCTTAACTTTCTTACGTTTACCACTGGGCGCAGATTGTTTACCAGAATCGCCCGTTTGTGTGCCAGATTCGGCCTTAGGTGAACCACTTTTGCTATTTTGTGCACCACTTTGCGCCGAAACTGTACCCGCTTCATTGGGCTGAGTCGGTTGCTCAGTAGCGCGCAGCTTCTTAAGTTTGACGTGATGATTAATCAGCCGATCGAGCATATCCAACTGCGGTTTACTTGGGTTCTCTACCTCAAGCAGCGTTTGAATACGATTCGCGATAGCTTCATCAATCGTTTGTTCACGCAACATATCGCGCCAACCAAACTTATCCGCCCAGTAGTAAATAATTCGGTCACTGTTCAGATTCAATTCGTCGGCGATTTCGCGTGGCGTCCATGCCTTCAAATAGAGGGCTCGGGCGGCTTGTCGGATTTCGGGAGAGTATGCCATGAGCGCATCATACGCCGCGAAAACACCCTGATTCGCCTACAAAAATTCCGCCAATTTCGGATATAACGCCATATCCGAATTCACCCGAACACTGCTTGCTGAAAGCCAACTTTTTACGGCGTATGGTGGCGACACATTAACGAGATTCAGCAATAACCAAGAGTGTTCACCCCATGCCAAAAACCAGTGATTGGGTAATAGTCGCCACAGCAGGAACAACAGTTTCTGATGGAAGAGTCATCAGCGAAAGCTGGATTAATGACATGGCAGAACTGTATGACCCAGAAGAGTACAAAGCTCTAATCTGGCCTGAGCATTATCGAAGTGCTTGGGCGGTATTTGAGGGTAAAAACTGGGGTGAAGTTGAAGAGCTAAAAGCAGGAAAGTTCAAAGACAAACTGCGACTTTTTGCCAAGTTAACGCCAAATCATTATCTGCTTGAAGCCAATAAAGACGGTCAAAAGCTCTTCTCATCAATCGAACCAGAACCGGATTACAAAAAAGAAGGACGTTGTTACTTGCTTGGCCTAGCTGTGACTGACTCCCCAGCATCATCGGGTACAACTCGCCTTCGCTTTTCTCGCGTTCAAGGTCAATACACGGAATTGGAGTGTAGCGCGTTGGAAGAATGGGACTTGACGCCGTTCTACAGCCAAAACGCTGAATTCTCGAAATTCTTTGCCATGTGCAGAAGCTTCTTTAATCGTGAACAGCCAAATGAAACCAACCAACCTCAATCAGAGGACGAAGAACCCATGAAGCAAGAACAGTTCGACCAAATGATGGGCGCTATTAACGGTATTGCGACTAAGCAAAACGAGCTTGAAAGCAAGTTCAATACCTTCTCCGCCCAAAAGCCAGAAACCGAAGGTGAACAAACGGAACCCGAAAGTGATGGCAAAAAAACGAACGGCATGACTCCTGAGTAGTTCAGCAAGCTCACAGAAACGCTTGATAGCATCGCTCAAAAGCAAGCCGATCTCGAAACCAAATTCACGCAACTGAGCCAAACGGGGCCAGATGGCCAAAACCCTGACCCGTCTGGTAGTGCTTCAAAAATGGAGGTGTTTTAATGTTAAACGCCGTATCAACACAGTATTTGCAAGAATTCACCTCCGCAGTAGTCGCCGCCGCTAATGCTACGGAAGGTGCGAAGATGTTCAACGTCACGCCACCAATGGAAACCAAGTTGCGCCAAGCAATCATGATGTCTGATGCCTTTTTGGCGATGATCTCTATGCTGCCTGTTCAGCAAATTAAAGGTCAGGTAATTGATGTCGGTAGCGATGGTCTTTCAACTGGGCGCGACAACACCAAGCGCTTTAGTGTGGATGTTGGCCAAGATGGAAATACTTACGAGCTTGTGAAAACCGACTCTGGTGCACGCATCTGGTGGGAAACCATGACGCAATGGGCTAACTCTGGCTCTAAAGATGAGTGGTTGAAGATGATGAAAAACGCCATTTCTATGCGTTTTGCTCGCGATATCTTGCGCATCGGCTTCAACGGTACACATATCGCAGTGAAAACTGATCCAGTAGCTAATCCGCTAGGTCAAGATGTCAATAAAGGTTGGCTGACCATCGTTAAAGAGAAAAAAGCGGGTCAAGTATTAGCTTCTGCAACTTTAGACCCAACGGGTGTCGCTGCGGACTCCTACAAGAACCTTGATTCACTGACTCAAGATCTCATCAATACTACGATTGCGCCTGAGCATCGCGAAGACCCAGATCTTATCGTGCTAGTTGGTCACAACCTAGTGGCCGCAGAGCAGCACCGACTACTGGAAGCAGCGAACACGCCAACTGAGCATAAAGCAGCACAGCAATTGGCGAAAACCATCGCAGGCCGCAAAGCCATCACACCTTCTTTCTTCCCTGCTAACCAGCTTTGGGTGACTACAGCGAAGAACCTGCAGGTACTTACGCAGGAAGGTACGCAATGGCGACGTCAGGTCAATGATGAAGATGAACTTTGCTACAAGCAAAACCACATTCGCATGGAAGGTTATGCCGTCGGCAATATGAATAAGTTCGCTGCAATCGAAAACGTAACTATTGCTGAACCAGCCTAAGAGGTAACGGATGAGCAGCCCATTACGTAAACAGCGAGACCAGATCTTAGCGAAAACCACCACCCCAGCAGCGGCAGCTCATGCCGCTGCTGCGGAAAGCCTCGACAGCTTGCACCTTCGCTTAGTTGAGTTTGAGCAAGATAAGCAAGTGCTGAAAGGCTTTGTGCAAATGTCGGAAAAGGTCAACCACAAACGTGATGTGCTGATCCCGAAATACAAACCACTGGCTGAAAAATACCTCGCTGCTGGGGAAAGCTATCAAAACCCCATTTTTACAGATCTCATCGTTTGGTTATTTGACATCGGTGATCTGGAAACCGCCGTGGAATGGCTATTCAAAGCCATCGAGTTAAACCTACCCACGCCGGAAAACTTTAAACGCTCAAGCTGGGCAATTGTCTGCGCGGATTTCGTCCTCGAATGGGCAGAACGCCAGCTACCGAACGGCCACTCCATCGAGCCTTACTTCTCCCGTGTATTCGAGAAAATAGACAAAGAGTGGGTATTACCCGAAGTCGTTGAAGCCAAGTGGTACAAGTTCGCGGGTTACGGCCTGCTGATGAACGAAAAAGGCGAACCACAGCCCAGTTCAATTGGTGATCTGGAGCGGTTGCAAAAGGCCAAAGCCTTACTCATCACCGCCCATGAAAAGCACGACAAAATCGGGGTGAAAACCAAGATTAACCAGATTGATATGCGTATCAACGCGATCAACGAAGGCAAGAATTTGTAAAGCTCCTACGCCGCCGCGCTCGGCTGGCGAGGTTGCAATAACCCGCGTGGTTCATTGCTATACCGTCGACCCAGTGGCTAGAGCGCACCTATTTAGAGAGAAACGCATGTTCACAGCCAGCAACACCAGCTTTCAGGATACCACCATCGAGAACGATGGATTCTGGCCAAACATCAACGCAGGAGATTTCGAACGCCTGCGTGGAACGCCAGCCGCGCAAGACGATGAGCGCATCGCTCACGCTGTGGTTAATGCCATCGCATCGGTAAACCTGCAACTGAGTGATCTGAAAGCCAAGTACATCGCTGCAGGCCATGCCAGCGCAGCAGACGTGCCAGCGTTTCCAAAAGTGAATGATAAGAACCTCATCGTCATTCAGTACCAAAGCGCCGTGTTTGCTCGGGCAAAAGCCGATTTGCTGCCCGATTTCGCCACCGTCAGCCAGAAAAAAGAAGGTGATCACCTCGCTGAGCGATCACAAGAAACCAAAAACGAACTGCTGGCCGAAAGTGAACGCATCATCCGCAATATGCTCGGCAAAAATCGCTCAAGCGTGGAGCTGATATGAGTTATCGCGTGGGCTACAAAATGCAGGCGCTGAAAGCACACATCGAAATGTGTGTTGGCAAACACATTGCCCAGCGACTTGATGCCGAGATGGGCGACATAGCGCTCATTCTAACCCCTAGACATATGGGCAACGGCATCGATATTTGCCAGCAACGTTACCTCGCTGAATTTCAAATCGACCGCTTGCCGTTCAAAAAGTATGACCCTGCGGTGCTCTTCGCCAACGTAGCCGCATGGCTAATGGATAACGATGCAGACCGAGAAGATCAACTCGGCGAACTGAAAGACCCAGTAATTGAAGTTGTTGTAGAAGATGAAGACAGCGCCGAAGTGCTGATTCAAGTCGCATTCGAAGAGCCAATCAAACTCGTTGAAGCCGAGAACGGCAATGTGTTCTGGCAGAACAAGCGCTGGAACATTCAAGAATACCCAGTTTGGGTAGCTGAAAACCTACGGGATGTGGTCGCCAATGTTCGAGATTAAAGCCGAAGACCGCAGTTACCTGCGCGTAATGGAACAACTCGAACTGCTGGGATTAGACAGAAAAACCCGTGACAAAATGCTGCGCAGAATTGGTGCTCAAATTGCCAAAAACACGCGCAAAAACATACGAGCACAGCGTGATCCTGATGGGAGCGCATGGGCAAAACGAAAACGAGGGCGCGGCAAGCTGCTGAAAGGCTTTACTCAAAAGCTCAAACACTTTCAGCGTGATAACAACCGCACCCTAGTGGTGGGCTGGCCTTCCGCCCGTGGTCGAGTCGCTTACGAACATCACCACGGTATCGCGCAAGAAAGTGGGCTATCCGCAAGAAAGCGGCAAGCCAAGCAGCAAAATGAGCCGCGAAAGACAGACCCAGCCACCCGAGAGCAAGCCAAAGCGCTGCGCGATCTCGATTACCGCCTCAAGCCTCAGGGGCGACAGAAAAGAGGCAAAAAGCCCACTCTGGCATGGATACGAGAAAACATGACAGTGGGCGAAGCGGCAAAAACCATTCAAGAGCTGGAAAACAAAACCCCAGCACGGGATTGGAAAGTAGGAAGACCGGAACGCCGATTAATCGGAATCAGCCCTAAACGGCTGGCAATCATGATTAAACGGGAACTCAAGCGCAACAGGAGCAAATAACATGGCATGGCCTACCGTTATTATCAAAATCTTAAACCTGATGAATGGCCCGATTGCCGATATCGAGTGCCACTTCCTATTCGTCATTCGCGGCACCGTTTCCGGTGACGTTCGCAACCTAATCATGGTCGATTCAACCTCAGACCTTGACGACGTGTTAGCCGAAGCCAGCGCCGAAGGGCTTGCCATTGTCAAAGCCGCCCAGCTTAACGGCAAACAGGCATGGACAGCGGGCGTGATGATCCTCAGCGAAGAAGACAACTGGCAAGACGCTGTCAAAAAAGCCAATGAAGTCTCTAGCTTCGAATTCGTTGTGCTTGGCTTTGATGCCGAAACCAAAGCCATGATCGAAGATGCCATCACCCTGCGCACCGAGCTGAAAAACAGCTTAGGCCGTGAAGTCGGCGTACTGTGCCAACTGCCCGCCATCAACAACGACCCAACCAACGGCCAAACATGGGCAGAGTGGTTAGCCGCCACGGTCGACATCCCAAAAGATGTGGCGAGTGAATACATTTCCGTTGTGCCGAATGTACATGCAGCAGGTGACACACTCGGCAAATACGCTGGCCGTCTCGCGAATAAAGAAGTTTCCATCGCAGATTCACCGGCACGAGTGCAAACCGGAAGCGTGTTAGGTAACACCGAGCTGATGAAAGATAAAGCCGGAAAAGCCCTCGACCTCGCCACCCTAAAAGCGCTTGAGTCTAACCGCATCGCCGTGCCGATGTGGTACCCAGATTACCCCGGTCAATTCTGGACAACTGGCCGAACACTCGATGTGCCAGGTGGTGATTACCAAGATATCCGACACATTCGTGTCGCGATGAAAGCCGCCCGCAAAGTGCGTATTCGTGCCATTGCCCGCATTGCTGACCGCACACTCAACTCAACGCCGCAAAGCATCGCCGCTGCAAAGCTCTATTTCACCCAAGATTTGCGAACCATGGCACTCACGGGCGTGCCGGGGGAAATCTACCCACCAGAGGATGAAGACATCCAAATCAAATGGGTAAACAGCACCGATGTAGAAATCTACATGAGCGTTCAGCCCTACGAATGCCCGGTGAAAATCACAATCGCCATTTCCGTTAAACAAGGGGATTACTAATGAGCAACGCACGTTTCTCAGGCCGCAACTTTGACACCACGCTCTTTGGCGAATTCGTCCACGTAAAAAGCGCCACCGCAACCATCAACGATGAAAGCGAAGCGGCATTTACTCGCGGCGTCACCGATGGCTATACCGACGGCAAAGTGAGCTGTGATGTTGAAGTAGAACTCGACCTCAACCAGTTCAAAAAAGTACACAAAGCCGCCCGTCGAGCGGGCAGCTATCGCGGGATCAAACCTGACGACATGATGTTTTACGCCAACAACGGTCAAGACGAAGACAAGGTGGAAATCTTCGGCGTCAAGTTCGTGCTGGCAGACATCCTCAGCATTGACCCAGAAAGCAGCGATAAATCCACCCGCAAGCTAAAAGGCTTTGTCACAAGCCCGCTGTTTGTTCGCATTAACGGTGTGCCGTATCTATCGAAAGATGATACTCGCGGCCTGATCAACTAGCGGTAAGGGCGGTTATGGATGTCATCGACGATGCCGCAAAAACGGAAGCCAAATTCCAACAAATGGCGCTGGCTAACCACAGAGCAAGGGCAATGCAAACAGCCTACTTGCCTAGCCGCACCCACTGTTTGGAATGTGACGACCCAATCCCCAAAGAGCGGCAAGAAAAAGTAAAGGGGTGTCAGTATTGCACCCCCTGTCAGGCCGCAAAGGAGCAACGATGAATCAATGGTTACAGAACCAATGGTTTCAAGAGTGGTTTGAAAAGCTCACCTCCTATATCGCTTATCTGATGTCAGGGCTCGGTGTGTTCCTCGGCTTACTCAGTATTGAACAGTGGATATCCATCTTTGTGGGTGTCACTGCCCTAGTCGCCAATATTTGGCATAAACGCGCGATGCAGAAAATCGCCAAAGAACGAGGAATCTACCTCAATGAAAATAACTAAAAAAATTTGGTGCTCAGTCGCCGCCGTGATCAGCCTTATCACGGGCGGGGCGATAGTCGGCCAAGAATACGTACAGCCAGTTGGTCAAGTAGTGATCGAAGGCCAAGCCCTTGGTGAACTACGCATCAGCCCTAAAGGGCTAGAAATGACAGGCAATGCAGAAGGGTGTCGTTTAGACCCGTACACCTGCCCATCCGGTTTAGTCACCAACGGCGTGGGCAACACTCACGGCGTACCCGATAACCCCGTAAGCCTTGAGCAAGTCGCCAAAGATTGGGTGAGGAACCTGCAAGAAGCAGAACGCTGCGTGGAAAGTGTCGAACGCGCCTCAGGCAAACCCATGACACAAGGCCAGTTCGATGCGTTCACCTCCTTTGCCTTTAACACCGGATGCCAGCGCTACAAACGCAACAGCAACCGCACAGCAACGCAGATTTATCGGTTAAGCCTTGAGGGGAACTACCCGCAAGCCTGTGCAGAGCTCAAACGCTGGGTGTATGGCGGCGGAGTAAAACAGCCGGGATTAATCATTCGGCGGGATGTGGAATATGAACGCTGCATGGCACTGGATTAAAGCCATCGGCTTAGCGGCATTGCTGATCACCATCCTAGTTTTAGGGTTACAGCTCAAAGCCAGCCAAGCCGAACAAATCACGCTGAGTGAAAAACTCAGCCAAGCGCAGGCAGCTAACCAAAGCAATTTAACCACCATCGCCACCCTGAAAGGGGAAGCCGCAGAACACAATGCACTGATGGTGAAAAGGCAGCAGGAACGAAACCAAAGCGAGGCGAAATTAAATGACGACATCGCAAAGCTTAAAGCGCAAATGGCAGGTATTGAATGCCACATTCCTGATGCTGTCACTCAGCGGCTGCGCGAACCGTACTGAAACCGGTTCAACACAGGTGATCTTTCGATTACCTCCGGCGGGAATGCTCGTGCCCTGCAACAAACCGAGCGTGCAAGGCACATGGCCAGAAGTCGTCAGCGAAGACATTCCACGCCTAAAGCAAGCACTCAAAGAGTGCAATCAACAAATTGAAGATTATTTGAACTGGCGCGCACAGCGCGAACAACCAACAGAGAGAGAAACACCATGACTAAACCTGTTTTCACAACCAAAACCGTCACCGTTGGCATTAATGGTATCGATTTTAACTTCACGCCAAGCGTGGCCGATGCCAACAACTATGTGAACGGGGTATCCGGTGACAACAAAGTTGAGCCTGCCCGCACTTACCTAGAGCGCACCGTGGATAAAGAACAAAAAGAAGAACTGGTCGAGCTGATGAACACCGTGCCGGGATTAATCATCGAGCTGTTTGGCAAAGTGTATGAAGCCTCAAAAGGCGGCATCACCATCACCCTAAAAAACTAAAAGAGCGGGTAGAGCGCATCGAAGAGAACGGCATCGAACAAGCGCTCATTTTGCGGCGTCATTACCTACCCAATGAAGATGATGACCCGCAAAACCTCGCCCGCGCACTGTGGCTGGATAAGTTAGATAAAGAGCGCACCGAATATGCGGTGATGTCCGCAATATCAAAGCTGTTTAAACGTTAAATGGTAACCGGATGAATGAAAAGCTGATGATGGTAATCGGGTTAGTTGACCAAGTTACCAAGCCCCTAGCGGGCATCACCAATGAAATTAATGGAGCCATGAGTGCCGCTGAAAAAGGCATGGAACAGGCTGCAAAGGGTGGTGCTGGCTTGTGGGCGACAGGCGTTGCCATTCAAAATGCGTTGATGCCCGCCATTGAAATTAACCGCAAGATTGGTGAAGTAAAATCACTCAATGTCGCAGCGGATACCCTAGAGCACCTGAAAAATACAGCGCTGGATTTTTCAGGTGAATACGGTAAGTCAGCCACTGAATTCATCGGCGCGGCTTACGATATTCAATCTGCTATCGCAGGGTTAAAAGGCACTGAGCTTTCAGATTTTACCAAAAGCTCGGGCATTCTTGCGGCAGCGACCAAAGCAGACACCGCAACCATTACCAACTACATGGGCACCATGTATGGCATTTTTGAAAAAGATGCCGCAGCACTCGGAAACTCAAACTGGGTAGAACGTGTGACAGGCATGACAGCCCAAGCGGTGCAGATGTTTAAAACCGATGGTAATAAAATGTCTCAGGCGTTCAGTTCGCTTGGTTCATCCGCTACCGCCATGGGGGTGGATATGGCCGAGCAAATGGCCGTGCTTGGTATGCTATCTGCCACCATGGGTGGAGGCGAAGCCGCCACGAAATACACCGCCTTCCTTGGCGGCGCAGTAAAAGCACAAGAAAAACTCGGGCTATCTTTCTTCGACTCATACGGAAAAATGCTACCGATGGCCGATATGTTGGAGTCAATTCAACAGCGTATTGGGCATTTCTCGACAGATGAACAATTTGCCATTCTCTCTGATGCATTCGGTTCGGGAGAGGCGGTAAAACTTATTCAAAACCTGCAAAGCAAAACCGATGCGCTCGCTCAGAACGTGCTTGATCTCGATAAAAACTCATCCATGGACACCGCCATCACTATGGCCAAAGCCATGACCGATCAATCCCAACGCTTAGAAGCTTCATGGTTCGCCATTCGAACTGCGGCATTCAGCATGGTTTTACCAGCCTTCAACGCCGTAACAGGCAGCATCGCCGATGGCCTAATGTGGCTCACATCCATGACCAGCGAATATCCCGTGCTAACCGAAGTGCTCAGTTATGCCGCCATTGGTGCGCTATCGCTGGGCGGTGTGGTTGCCTCTCTCTCGCTCGTAATGGGAATCGCCAAAATGATGGCAGGTGGCTGGGCAGTTACCACAGCGGTACTGAGCGGAGTATTCAAAGTGCTGCGCATTAGCACCATTGCCATGACCGCCGCAACATGGTTATTCAACGCCGCGCTGTGGGCAAACCCCATCACATGGATTATCGCGGGTATCGTAGCTTTAGTGGCTGCAGTCGGCGCAATGATTTACTGGTGGGACGAAATCAAAGCCTCTTTTGCGGATACCACTTGGTTCAAAATCATCGCAGCCGCCATAGATGGCGTGATTGAAATGCTCAACATGATCCCCGGTATCAACATCGAGTGGCGTGCCGGAGAACTGCCCGATGTGCCAGTACCAGAAACCCAACCCGCCATCGCAAAAGCCGTTCCTGTACTGCCAGATGTCGCGGCGCTTGAAGCCTCGCGCCCAAGCATGGATAGCACACTCATTGACTACAAACGGCCAGAGAACACCCCGCAGCTATCCAAAAACATGGTGAACAACCTCAACAGCAGCGAAAGCCGCACAACCCATAACGTGCGCCAGTTCGGTGATGTTTACATCACGCCACAAGGCGGCATGACACCAGAACAGCTTGCAGAATGGGACGAACTCAATGCCGGATAAACGCTATATCGATATCAAAGTCATCGACGGCGGCTGGAAGATAGACGCCGGAGCGCAGCCAACCCAATGCAGCGACCTTTACAGCATCGCGCAGGACATCAAACACGCGATCATGGAAAGCGGGCTGGCACGCAAATTAGTGGCAGAACGTAACCCCATTTTACGTGCAGACGTACTGCTGCAAATCGAACAAAAAGCCGAGTTAGATAACCGCATTATCCCCGGCACGGCGAAAGCCACCGAAAGCGAAGCAGGAAACATCCTACTCACTGCCAACGCATACGACTACGAGCAACCCATCAGCACCGAGGTGATCGCATGAGCAAAAGACCGCAGGCCGACTTTGTCGAAATACTCTCAGAATCGGGCGTGCCCGTTACTGAGGATGCCTTCGAGGCCGCGCTCAAAGCAGACGTAACCGAGTCAGGCAGCCTATTGTCCAACGATTCGCAAATGTCACCCTTCTGGCGTTGGGTTCGTGCTGCCGTTGTGACACCTGCCGTGTGGCTGATCCGCACACTGCTCGCAGGGCATGTCATGCCCAATATCTTTGTGGGTACGGCGGAACGTTGGGCGCTAGAGCTAAAAGCATGGGAATACAACGTCACGCCCAAAGGCGCAGTGAGCACCCAAGGCTTAATCACATTCACCAAAGCCAACGCCGCAGATGAAACCAGTATCGAAGCAGGAACCATCATTCAAACGCCATCGATCGAAGGCAAGGTGTACAAACTCACCGTAATCAAAACCACGGTGATCAAAGCTGGGCAAGCCTCCGGCAAAGTCTTGTGTGAAGCCAGTGAAGCGGGAGCCGCTTACAACCTGCCCGCCGGCTATTTCAGCATTCTGCCGCAGGGCGTATCGGGCATTGTCTCTGTCACCAATGAAGCGAATTGGATAACCCAACTCGGCGCAGACCAAGAAAGCGACGAAGAATTAGCCCTACGCCTACAAAACGCCTTTACCAGTGCGGGTGAATGGCACATCGACGATGTTTACCGCGCCATGATTGCCAGCGTGGCGGGAATCCGTAGTGATAACATCTTCTTTGAAAACACAGGCCACATCACACCGGGTAGCGCGAATGCTTACATTCTGATGGAAGTGGGCGCAACGCCACAGCATGTGCTTGATCAACTCAATAAACACATCATGCAAGACGGCCACCACGACCACGGTGACGTGCTGACTTGTTTAGCCATTCCAGAGACTCAGCACAGCATCAGTGCGCAAGTGGTCTTTGTCGCGAATCTCGATGAGATGCAGAAAATCAATGAACTGCTGGAAGTAGAAAACCGCATTCGTGCCGCATTCCGTGAAACAGCGGCTTACCCAGAAATGACCAGAGCGAAACCAGAAAGCCGATTCAGCATTTCGCAGCTCGCCCATGAAATTCACAGCAAGATGGAGAACGTCGAATCCGTACTCATTAAAGTAGACGGTGAACCAACCGACATCATCAGCTTGCTCACTCAACCCCGCTTACAAACCCTCACCGTCACGGAGCTGGAACAATGAGCGAATGGGATAAACAAGCGCCAGAGCTAGAACAAACGCCAACGCCGTGGTGGCAAGATGGTGAAACCACCTCAGAAGAGAAGATAGAACCTTATTTTCTCAGCAATGGTGTGTTTGCATTCATGCGCAAAGTGCGCGGCTGGTTGCTGTTCCCGCTTCAACAGTTTGACGCGCTCACCTGCAGTGAAAAAATTCTGCGCCTGATGGCGTGGGATAGAGACATCAAACAATTCAACGGTGAGCCGTTGTGGCTGTTTCGCAAGCGGGTGAAGTTTGCCACCGTTAACGCAAAAGACGCAGGCAGCGTAGCAGGGTTTAAGCGCATCTTTGAACGCTTGGGCATTGCTATTGTGTCATTCAAAGAACGCGAAAGCGCCGTAGAGTGGGATGTTTGCACGATTGAACTGACGGACAGTTCACTCTCACAAAACAGCCGCTTAGTACAAACGCTGATCGAACAATACGGCAGAACCTGCCGCCGCTATCGCTTTCAAGTGACCTATCCAAGCGAAATGAACATTTATCACGGCGAGTTCAGCCATAGCTTTGCACTCTATCACGCCAAATCGGAAGAAGTGACCCACATCGAATTCAAGCCTCAGCCGATTGAGCACCATCAACAAATCTTTATCGCCACCTTAGGGGGTAACTCATGAGCCAGACGGCCATTCCACTGCAGTTTGAAAAGTACCTGCAAAATCAAATCAGTGTCGGCAAAGCGCCAGACATGAACGAGATGATTTTTGCCTACATCCCAAACCTTGACCCAAGCCAGCCGATTGACCGTAACCAAGGCTTACCAGCCGTATCAACATGGGTGCATCAGCAAGATATTGATCAGGTCGGAAAGCTAGGCGACAACGCGCTAGTGTATTCGGTTGTGATCCCCGGTTCAGTGGCAGCGTTTACCTTCAACGCCATCTATCTGCGTGATAAAAACGTGCCAAACTCCTGCGGCATGGTGGTACACAAAGCCACTGAAACCAAAGAAGCGGGCATGGCGAGCACCAAAAACCTAATGCAGCAATACACAGGTGCAGCGCAAGTAGCAGGCATTACGGTAGATGCGCAAACGTGGCAAATCGACTACCAAGCCCGCCTGTTAGGTATTGAAGAGGATATGCGCCTCGCGAACTTGGATAACTACGGGCACACCGCATTCATTCAAGGCTTTGATGTCACCCAGCAAGCAGACCAAGCCAAATACAAAGTAGCACCGGGTGTGGTGTACGTGGGCGGCTTGCGTGCCGAGCTAAAAAACGAAGTCATTCAAACCATCAGCGCCAAGCCCACGGGTTTGTACATCGATGTTGTTCGCACGGGTACCGTGCTATCAAAGTGGCAGAACATCGTCACCGTTCGCGCCTCAGCGACACCGCTCACCGACTACGTTGACCAAAATCAGCAGCAACACTACGTTGCAAGGCTGGCGGGGATTAATGCGAATGGGAGTATCACAGATTGGCGTGTAAAAACAGACAACGCCGATCAAGAGTGGTCGCGATTTATTAACTACAGCATCGGCCATGAAGTTGTCCGTAATAGCTTGCGCTATATCGCTCGCGCTGCGTCAGGGCCGGATAATGGCGGGGCGATTACTCCAGAGAATAACTCGGGTAGTACTTGGGACTTGGTTTTACCTCAAGCATATAGCACAACTGATACGCAAACAGATTGGTTACGGCTGGCTCTCGTTGTGGGAGACAACAACGGCGCGGGTGACTTTTTGTCATTAGAAGTGATCGGCGGCTCTGATTTTGGGGTAAACACAAGATTTAGCGCAGATATTATGATTGCTGAACGGGCAGGTTCTGCACAGGTTATCGTTACCCCTAAAACTTTAGGATTGACTAATCCTGAGTTTTACATCAAATCACCAAGTGCTAACACTTACGAATTGTGGATGAAAAGACTAACTGATTTTTCATCACCAGTTACTATTATCCGAAAGTCACGCTCTCGTTATTCAGCAACGGTAGCAGGAATTCTCAGCATAACTAACACGGCTCCCACAGGCATCACATTGGTACCCTACGACACAGGCTACCAATTCGCCTCTATTCCAATCGGCATGGAAGTGGCGTTTGACACGCCGCCGCCAACCAATGACCCGCGATTTCGCTTTGTAAAACTGACGTATAACGATGCTTACAACACAGGTTTGCTAACATCACAAACGCTTTCTGGTAGTGCGCCTGAGCTAGTTTCGACAGCTGTAATTTCAGCAGCGCAAAGCCCCATCAATGGGCAGACTATAGACATGATTAACACCATGGGGACGTTTATTCGTCCGGGTGTAACGGCTGGTGTGAGAAAAAGCTCGCAGAACAAGACACACACTCACACACAAACTATTTTTGGTGGCAACGATTTTTCAATCGGCTTATTGCCTCTTGCTACAGATGATGCGCCGGGCGGACAAAGAACTACTGCTTATATTAACGATTCTGGTGGTGATGAAGCGAACCCATATTGCCTATCACGTATTTTTTATAAGAGGATTTACTAATGGACTCTCCAGTAACTTTACCTGAGCAAATTGAGGCATACTTTGCTTTCGAAGATGCGTTAATGTTAGATCACGTTGAAGGTGCCATCGAAATCACCGCGCAGCAGTATAACGATGCCATCGCAGCAAAAATGGAAGGACGCAAAGCGTTTGTGCGTGATGGCGAGTTAATCATTTTCTCCGGCGTTATGCGCACAATCTGGAACTGCGAAGACGGTTCAACCAAAGAAATTGACGAACAAGAGTTAATTCCAGAGGGTTGGACAGACAAAGAGCGAAAAACCGCTTTTGATCGCTGGATTGATGGCGAATGGGTAACGGACATCAGCGCAAAATACATCGCCGAATTCGACCAAGTCGATAACCTGCGCCGTCAACTTTATTTCACCATGGTTGACCCATTAGTATCAGAAGCCAATATCAAACGCCTGCAGGGAAAAGAAGCGGAAGCCATCGAACTGGAACGCCAAGCGATTGCTGCCCGAGAGAAAATCCAGCTTGATCACCCTTGGCCTGTTAACCCTGAGGCGTAACCATGTGGCAAAACAACGCACTCACATGGCCAGCATCTGCAGGCTTAATCCAGACCACGGCGGAAACAGTTACTCAACAAGTCGGCAGCACCATGAGTGCTGCCACTGGCCGACTAACCAACCTGCAAAGTGACGCCAATTTAGGACGTCACCCTTTAAGCGCAGAAGCAGAGGCGTTACTCAACCTGCGCGGTGAATTAAACACATTTCTCAATCAAGGCACTGTGCTCAGTGCTACGCCCTATCAGTTTCAAGTCGGGGAGAGGTTAGAGTCAGGCTGCTACCTAAGCCCAGCCAACGCCACCAAAACACTTGTCGCTAAACTGCGTGACCTTTCGGATACCCATAGGCCAAAAGGTCAGTTGTATGCCGTGGCAATCATGGTCAGCACACAAAGCCTTGGTAAGTTTGTCAGTACCTTGTCGGCAGTCACTCGCGTATTTCCGCTGCCGGAGTGGTGCCAGTGTTACCGCCAAGCCGAAGCTATGAGCAAACAAGAAGCTGAAAAGCTGCACCAGCCTGCGGGTATCATTCAGCCACGCTTTAAACCTTATGCGCATTTAAATGCTAACCCGTTAAATGACTACTTCGCCGCACAAGGGGCGCAAATCGCCACGCTTGAATCACTGGCCAGTGATGCAAGTCATGTGATCGGCAAGTTGTCAGCGTTGGCACAAAAGCGCGCTAATCGGTTGAGTGAAATCACCGCAACCATCAACGCGCTTAAATCACTGAGCGGCAGCGTGTACAGCATAAAACTCAGCGGAACGCCGGAGAGCATCGCCACCCAATTGGAACAAGCCGCCGCACCAAGCACCTGCCCGCACACCATCGCCAGTGTGTTAATCAGCAGCCAACCGCAGCCATTTTTTGAGGAGTTATTATGTTCGCACTAGATGGACAGACGTTTAACATCAAAAACCTATTGGTGAACTTCTCGCGTGAGTTTAAAGATCAGGACATGAGCGGCATGGCATCATTAACCGCCACATCCGAACAGGGCGACAAAGCCGCAGAGCTAGAAATCTCCGGCCTCATCGCATTTAAAGACCTTGCTCAATTGGCACTGCTGGAAAGCATGAGCAGCGCTAAAGATGAAAGCGGTGATCGCAAGGTTTATCGCGTAGCTAACGATGTGGCTAACGCCTTAAAAATCAAAAATGCCAAATTCACAGGCCACTTTTCCGCCGTACAGCAAGAAAACAAAATGGCGTGGCAGGTGTCATTTAAACTCAAAGAGCACAACAGTGTAGCCGAGCAGAAAGAGCAGCGCGGGCGAGCCAAGAACAAGCCGCAGCAAAGAGAAAACACGGCACTGCAACAAGCACTGCAGCAAAATGCGGAGGCGACCAAGTGAAACTGACCAAGCGCCTTTTCATCAGCAACGAAGAATATGAGCTGGCGGATAACAAAGTCAGCTTAAAATTATCGCTAGGTGGCAAAGCCATTTTCATTGTGACAACGACAACACCGCCGGAGCGGTTCGCTTTAGTGCGCTTTGATATTGGCTATGAACAGCAAACCGCCCCATTTTTTGAGGGATTCATTGATAAAGTCGAGCCAGCCAGTAATGGTACCTTTCGGCTTATTGTGAAAGAGCTATCGGGGATACTTTCCAACCCATTGCCGATCAGTATCGAGCACCCAACAATGGCGGATATTTTCGCCATCATCACCAAAAAAACAGGGCTGGAATTTCGCTTGCCGGAGGCGGATTACACCAAGAAGGTGATCCCAAACTTTGTTAATCAGGGGGATGGTTATCAGTGCTTGGATAAAATCGGTAAAGCCTTTCAAGTGCCTGATTTCGTCTGGTACCAAGATACCGACCAAGTGATTTACTTTGGCGCATACGATCACAGCCATTTTTACAACAAGCCGATGAGCATTCCGCACGAGTTCACCTCAAAGCAAAGCAGTAACAGCGTAACGTTCGCCCCATTCCCAATGCTCAGACCGGGGCGAATAGCCTTTGATAAACGCATTACTAAACTTGAGCTGTTCGGCGATGAAATGACAGCCTTCTGGACGGATGACGCGAAGCCAGCCAAGAAACGTGAACTGGATGACATGCTGCCCGAAGTCGCCGCAGGTTATCACTTGCCCATTTTCGGAAGAGTAGAGGCTGTGCGCGATAGTGCGACCGCAGGCCAAGTCGCTGACCCATTCCGCCCACGCTTCGCCATTGATGTACAGGTACTCAATGAAGACATGCAGCCAGATGAAAACATCCCTGTTTACCGATCGATACCACTGCCGGTTCACATGAGCGGCCATGAGTCGGGATTGCTGGCTTATCCGCTCGAAGGAACAATCGTAGAAATCGCTTTCGCCTACGGTCGCAGTGATCTGCCGCTTATCCGTGGCATTTATGGCAGAGATTATGCACTACCTACCATCGCGCCCGGTGAGCAACTGCAGCAGCAACGCGAAGATGTAAGCCGCCGCATTGATGCCGCTGGTAACATTACAGACCAAACTGATCAGACTTTTACCAGCAAAGCATTCAGGCAAGCCGAGCACGCACAACAATACACAGGTGAGTTTGGGCAACACCAGTTACTGATCGATGAACATAGCTTAGAGAACATCATAGGCAAAAAGCTCATCGAGGCGTTAGGCGCAATCGAACTACTGGCTGGTGACAACATAGAGCTGGGCAGTTTAGGCAATATGCACGTAGCCACAGCCGGAGAACTGATTGAGGTGATCGGTAAAGTGCGCCGCAGTATCGCCGCTGAACATCAGTGGTTGCAATCCCCCAAAACATGGCTTGGTTCGAAGCAGGAGAACGTACTCATTCTGCTATCAGAACTGATGCAAGTGGTAAAAGAATTAGCCGACACACTCGCAACCCATACCCACGGCGGCGTGATGGCGGGACCTGCTACCACCGCATCACCAAACCAAGCGAGTGACATAAGAGATCACGGCTCAGACAGTGCCCAGCTCAAAGCAAGGCTAGACCCGATAACAAAGCAGTAGCCAACCAAACGCACCACAACGCAGCCTAACCGCTGCGTTTCTTTTTGCCTGCAACGCACCACTTCACAGCACAACACCCCACCCAAGCCACACCCAAGCGCATATAGCCACGTAATCGACCCTTTGACCCACGGAATCCGCGCTCCTCTACACCCGCCCGCGCGGTTTTTGGATCACTTTTTTCGAAATTTTGGTTTAGCGAAAAACGCCACCCGCCATAGAAACGGCAATAAACCGCAAAACCTTATGCAGCAAGGGGGCTGGACGATACCGCAAACCGCCGAAAGTGCCTTAAAACCACCTTTTTAAAATTTCGAAAATTGAAATTTTTTTCAGTTAATTGCAAAAATGACGATCAGAAATGATCATGTGATTTTTATTAAGTGATTGAAATATATGAAGCGTTGACGGATTCTGTCACGGTTTTAATGATCATGCGCCAGAAAAGGACGATCAGTCGATAAGCTGGCAAAGCCAAGCACAGCAAGGGATAGAGAGGATTTGACAGCAAAAACAGTTTTTCAATTTTTTACATGGGTTGAATAGGGTAGTGATAAAGAAAAAAGTGGTTACGAAGAGGTGAAGAAAAGCGGGATTTTTTCAGATAGGTATGGAATTTTCTCCGTCATAAAGTGGCGGCAAAAATGGCGGCATTGGTCGGTTTTAGTCAGATTTTATAGTCCAAAATTGACTATTTTGCCTGTTTTTATAAACAGTAATTTTTCTTTAAATTATTGATTTTTATGGTGTGATTTATTTTTGATTTAAGTTCTACGGCATGTCATCGAAGAGCGCGATGGACAAGCATTCTGGCGGTGTAGCAGGTTACCGTGCAGCCGAAGGAAAAACCGTACTATTGCCATACCGTGGCAGCGTACACGGCACCATCCAAGACATCCTAGGCGGTGTGCGCTCAACCTGTACCTATGTAGGCGCAGCGGAGCTTCGTGAGCTAACTAAGCGTACAACGTTTATCCGAGTTCAAGAGCAAGAGAACAACGTCTACGGGCGTGAGTAAGAGCATAGATTCCCTGACATTAACGAAAAGAGCCGCTGTGAGCGGCTCTTTTTTATCCTGTGAGTGGCTGCGAATCTTTTACGCAGTCGCTTGCTTTCGTGGCCTTGGGGTAACATTCACAAAACCAAGGTTTATTGTGACCATCTTTGAGGTTTCTAATAGACATGAAAAATCCTATAGAACTTAACTAAAGGTTTAGCAGAATTAGAAATGTTACGTAGAAAAAGGGGAGCGTTATGCTCCCTTTTAAATTGGATATGTTACCCGAACGTTCTTCCGAATAGAGTGCTCTTAGGGCCTGTGTCGTATAACGTAAGAACAGTGCCATCAATTATCTGAGCCTTTTCCACGTCAGTTAATATTGATTCGTCATCTTCATCAAGTCCGTCATTAGCTAGAACCTGTTCGTATGTATCTCTATTCATGTTTACAAAATATTGAAGTCCTGATTTATTAACAGCATCCAACACTACTTTAAACATTGTCGCCTTTTGTCTAGGGTCCATACCTGAAAAAATACAACTGTCATGTGCTAGGAAACCTAGAGCTGTTGGATTTAGAGAGAACAGCAACAAGTCATAACAAAATATTTTTACTTCATTGACGCCTTGCGAACCATCTTTGTGAATATGAGGTTCAATGTTGTAAAGATATTGAGCATCTTTTGAGTTGGTTACAGATAGCCTTCCACCATGGTCGGTATAGAAACGCTTAACAAAGCTTCTAAACTTTGCTTCCACATCTTTTAATTTTACTTTTTGTTCTTCTAAGTATTTTACTGACTCTGCTTTAACAGTTGCTTTATCAAGCTCCAACTTAGCTTTATCTTTTTCAAATTTAGCGAGCAAAGTTTGGTAACTAGTTAATTCTGCTATATCGGCATCTAATGTGCGGATTCGTTCACTAATCGAATTGTATTCTTCCAATGCACCTTTTGAGTCCAAATCTTTAAGTATTTTGTCTCTAGCTGCTTCTATATTTGCTAATTTCTTATAAAGATATTTGTTAATTTCCCGTAATTCGGCAATTTGGTCTTTAAGTCTCTCTTTTCTACCTTTTTGAATTTTAATGTGAAAATCCTGAGCTTCTTTCAAACGTACTGCTATTTTTTCAGGAAAGTGAAACTCAGACTCTTCATAGATTTCCGTGACTTTTGCAATATCTATCACTTCATCGTGACTAGCTTCAAGGGTCATGGCTTTCTTACGAATATCTTTTTCGTTGCTGTAAATTTTATTTCGATATATAGCCATTTCTTGTGTTAATTCATCAGCTTGTCGTTTTAAATCATCGTAATTTAACGCAATGATGAAGTTAGCCTTAGCTTCAGTTAAGCGATCCCTTTCTTCTTCTAAATCGAGTAAGTCAGATTCGTTTATGGAAACTTTCTGCTTATTAAGAACTTGCTCGGTTTTTTTTAGTTTACTGATGTCTTCAGCAATCTTTTTATTCTTTTTGATTAGTGATGTATCTAGGCCCAACAAAGCTAAGTTATACAGCATTTGATAGTAATCATTAGGTTGTTGTCCTTGCTGTGTCAGCGCGCCAGCATAATAATTTCTACCAGGTAAATAGCGGCGTGCGAACATATTGAAGAGAGGTTTGAAGTTGATATCGAATGCATTACATGCAGAGATAAGTGAACTCAGTTTCTTTGGATATGCTGATTTTGATATTTTTTCTTTATTTAGGTAGTAGTCAGTTTCTGCAAAGTTCTTACTGATTGTGTATTGAACCGAGCCAATCTTGAAATCTAAGTGCATAGTTCCATAAGTAGACAGAAAAACTTTGAAAGCCATATCACTTGGGCTCTTATCATCAAACGAACCACCAAGCATCAAATGGAGTAAATTCAAAGATGAACTTTTACCGATACCGTTGTAAGTGTCTTTGGCCAAAGAGCTTCGCTGCAAACCAGCGACTATGTTTAACCCTGGTTTAAAGATGATCTCTTTGAAATCTGGGTTATCTGAATACAGCTTTAAAAGTTTCATTTTTTAACTCCAGCTTGCCAATGATGAACAGAAAATCGAGGCACTGTTGTAGTTTTTCGATAGTCACAGGTTTTGGGTATGATTGATTTACCAAATCAAGAAGATCGTTGAACTCGACTTCTTCTTCTTTCAGAATATCCACGACATAAGCTGATATGCAGTATAGAGAGTCAATCGGTTTAACTGTTTTTGATGGTAAGATCATTGTTTCACCCCAACATCACAGATCTCAAAAAAATAGGCGATGATTATCCACGAAACGCTCTGACTATTGAAGTCCACTTTAATGATTGCAGACTCTATTGCGTCTTTTAGTGCAAAGAGGACTTTGTTAAAGCATATGCCATTTTGTGTAGCCAAGGCGTGCAGTTGGGCAACTTTCATAGAGTGTAAATTACTCATTGATGCAAACATTCTAAGATTTTGCCTTAAAACATCAGCATAGTAGCCATCAACGACCAGATTTCGGAGTTCATCGATTTGACTCTGATCATCAAAATTGTAAATAGATAGTGTGTAATCCAGTCCCAAACCGATGTGAGCAGTGACTCTTGAGTTTAGTCTGTTGAGCTTAATCTTATTATCAGTATCAATCGATCCTAAGTCATCATTGTAAATTTCGCGTTTAGACTTTTTGGCATTAAGCATCAGTGCAATGATGATTTGTAGAGTTATCTCATCTGTATATTTATCTTCAATATCAGTGAAATATTGGAGATAGAGATCGCCTAGCTCGACCCCATTCATTGCTTTAATCTCATTGAGAAGATCGCTGCTATCTTTTAAATGGGCATATATATCCGTGATGCCGTATTTGCTTTTGAACTCTTCAATTGAAAGTGGTGCGAATGTTTTGGGCTTTTCTAATAGATAGAGAATTTCTAACGTGTAGCCTTTATAAGCAGGGTTGTTGAGTATCTGTAAGGAATTGTCGATTTTTTGTTTGGTAACTGTACTTGTAACTTGAATGACTTTTTTCGCATTGTGATCAACTAAATCAATATAGGCTTCGTTTTTTCCAGACGAGTTAGCATTTACGAAGTTAGCTTTCCGAACTTTGTTTATTATATCTTTGAAAAAATCTTCAGCATGAATATTAATTGAAAAATCATTCATGGATTGATGCAGCTTTACATCACACATTAAAATAGAAAGGATTCTACTTATTTTGTCGATGGTTTCTTTTCTATCGTAAAGCAT